GGCCGAGGTCAGCCGGAGTCTGCGACTACTTGGCATCGAATTAGGTTGCCTTGTGATCAGCATTACGCAACTAAATGAACAGGGTAAAGCTCGCGAAAGTCGCGCAATCGGGCAAGACGCTACAGCCGTGATGGTTGTGAAGTTGTCAGATGACGCAGAGTTCCGTGAGGTTGGCATACCCATCCAACGAAACGGCCCGTGCGGCGTCAGTGCAAATCTGCGCTTTACAGGCAAAACCGCTACGTTCCATAATGAATAAACACTACCAAAGTTACATGAAACTAGAACCTGACAACTCCAACAAAGCCGTCCCGTACCTCTGGGGCTTTGCTACTCTCGCCGTCTTTGACGGACTTGCCATCGCTTACTTCGCTGAAGAGCTATGGGAGGCCATTGTGTTGCTCGTCCTATTTTGGGCCAGCGCAGCGTTTGCGGTATCGGCGATGCAAGAATGGAGGGGCAAATGACAGACGAGCAAATTAACCTAGCCATACACAAGGCTGTTGGATTTGTGTGGAACGATGACCGCAAGCTATGGGAGAGGAATGCCAACAAGGCGCGGGTGGTGTCGCATAACCCGTTTTACTATTCGAGTGACCTTAACTTAATGCATGAGGCGGAGTCCACGCTGACAGAAGATCAGCTTTGGATAATGGCTCGCCAGATTGAAAGAAATTGGGAAGACCAATGGTATTTCAGGGCAACCGCTCGCCAACGTGCAGAGGCGTTTCTTAAAGCACTGGACAAATGGGAGGAGGCGAAATGATCAGCACAGGTTACCCTGGCGACAGCGATCCGCTGGCAGAGCTGCCCACATGCCCAGACTGTGGCATCTGGCTGACGCAAGATTTGTTTGATGACTGGATCTGCGAAGACTGCGACGCAAAGAAAAATGAAGAACCCACCTAAAATTCAGGTTGCTATTGCTATCTTGAGCATCATAGCTTTGGCGCTGAGCTTTATCCTCGACAGAGAATGAGTGCTCAACTAATCGACAACCTCATGGAGAAGATCCATGTGTTAACACAAGAAAACAAACGACTAAAAGATGAGAATCAGACAAAGACAGAGACAATCGAACGGCTGGGTAGCGCGCTTGCGCAAGATCGATCCCCGGGAGTGGCGCAGCAGAATCATGGAACTGCCAACGCGGATGCAGGTCTTCATAGCGCAGATTGTGTGGTGGGACTACTTCGCCGACAAGCTGGTGCCGGACCGTTGGCCGGAGATGGACATGTGGCTCCGCGCACATCCTAGCACTTTCCGTAAGGAAATGTGGCCCTCAGACGAGGAGATGGTTGATGCGCTGGTAAGCATCGGGTACGAGGAAAGAACCGCTCTTCGCCGGATGGGCGTGAATCAAAACAACAAGTGGCACAAGTACAACTAACATGGACGCAAACGAACTAATCATGTACAGGCACGTCTTGGTCCAAGCTGCATCGGCTATCGAGCAGCTTAAGCATTCTTTACTGCGACACTACGACGCCAACTCGGCGTTTGCGAATGACCGAGCTGCACTGCTTGATGCTGATCTTGTGTTGGCGCAGGCGTATAAACTGACAACGAAGGAGGAGAAATGACTGACGATCTAATTAAGTACGGTCGATTTGCCTTCTACCCAGATGAGGAGGGATCTTGTCATGGCAGGCTGGAGATACACGCTCACGGCAAGTTAGTCAGCATTGCCGCCTGTGAAGAGATGCACAGGCGTTACACTACGTCATTCAACGCGGTGCGCACCGAGCTTAAGCTTGCTAACGGAGACTTTGTTAAGCTTAAGCGTGCCCAAGCCATCCGCGATAAGCGCATTGATGAAGTGAAAGAACTTAAGAAGCAGCTCAAGCAGAAGCACAGAGAAGACGCTGACATTGCGTTTGAGATCAGTTCCCTGCGAGCGGAGCTATCGTGTGTCACGTTAAAGCTGCGTGCTTTGCTAGACCTAAGTGTGTCGCTTGTGATGCAGTCGCAGCCTATTGATGAATGTGACGAGGCTGACTATGACAAGGTTGTCTCAGACATCTGGGACATGCACAACGCAATAACCGTGAAGGAGGAGGGGAAATGATCCTCCGTACTAAGATTATCGGATTCACCGGGTTTTCCGGCTCAGGCAAGAGCTACGCAGCTTCGGTCGTTCAAGAGTGTTATCCTGCCTACCGGCTCTTCTCGTTTGCACACGAGATCAAGCGGCTTGCTGGCTGTTACATGGGCTGGAACGGCAAGAAGGACGAGCGTGGGCGCAAGCTTCTGCAAGACCTGGGCATGGCAGGCCGGGCGTATGACCCGCAGTTGTGGGTGGGCTTCATGCCGCCAGACAGACTGCTCGTCATCGACGATGTGCGTTTCCTCAACGAGGCCGCGGCTATCCGCGAGCATGGTGGGATCGTCATCCGTGTCAGGCGATTCGGCGTAGATCCAATGGATCATGTGTCCGAGACAGAACAGGAGCGGATCAACCCGGACTTCACGCTGGTCAACGACGGCAGCGAGACGTTTAAACACATACTACTACACGAACTTAAGAAATATGGCAGCAATGAATAAGCGTCAGCTATGGATACGCCGAGTTGAAGCTCGGTGCGGGATTGCGCCCCTTGACTTCAAGATGGCGCGGTACATCGAACTAATGAACATCAGCAACATGCAGGACTTACGCTGGTCGTTTACGACGCCTAAAAGCGTGTATGGCATTGGTGCTGGTACGATAAACAAGCTGAAGGAGCTTGCTGGCGTGCCGGTGCCGCCGGTGAAGACATCATGGAAACGGGAGGCGCTGCGCTTGTATGCGCTTCTCGACGCAGCAGGAATAGAATATATTAAACAACGATGAACAAAGACCACGAAAAGATTAAGCTTGAGCTAGAAATGTACAAGGATGCTTGGGAAAGATTAAGCAAGCATATTGGGTATGTGTGCTGTATTATTCCAGACGACTTTAAGCGCAGTGTGATTGAGGTTTGCGGTGAACTTGAGGATGAAATAAATGACACCAGACGAAGAGATTTATTGGATTGAAGCCGGTCTTCAATGCGACGGCGTTGAGCTAGACGACTGGACAAAGGACGCAATTGTCCGCTATGGGCGAATGCTAACCAATCGGTTTATGGAGGATATCCATGACTTGCGTCTTGAGAACAGCGCACAGGCAGCAATCATTGAGCAGCTTAAAGAGCAAATACAAAAATGACACCAGAGAACGCTATCGCCGCCGAGATGCTCCTGCTACAGGCTGAGCAGGAGATTTCAAGATTGAAATCCGAAATTCAAATTTTGAAAAAGGAACGTGAAATTGAAGCTGACATCCAGCTTAAGATTGCTCTCAAGGCTGACAAGTACTACATGCAGCTTCAGGCTATCAAGGAGAGCGCATTCGGTGAAATCCACGGTATCACGGCTGAGGATCTGTCATTTATGAGCGAACGAGAATGAGCGACAACCCAAAGCGCAAGAAGAGAAACGCAGTCTATCGTAGTCCAGAGTCCCGTGCTAGGCAGCTCGCCGGTCTGGCCAACGTCTCAATAGAGAAGCATGTGCCTGGCGTGATACAGGAGAAAGTGAACGGACAAGGGGCGCTTGCAGGTATACCGCCTGAGATACAGAAGAAGGTGCTCGATCTGTTCATCACAGGTCAACACAGCCGAGCCATCGCCATGCAGCTCGGGATCAGCGAGCGTAGCGTGGATGAGATTAAGGTGAGTGCGCTCGACATGGATAGCCAGTTCAGGAATGCGTACTTCAACACGAACTTGAAGGCCAAACTACAGTCGGTGATCGACGGCGCTGCTCAGCGGGTTATGGAGTTGATGCCGGAGATGTCCGCCAAGGACGCTGTGCTGGCGCTGGGGATCACACTGGACAAGTATGCTAACCTAGAGAAGAACAAGGTCCCGGATCAGCTGCACCAGCATGTGCATCTGCACACGAACAACGACATCTCTGCCGCTTTCATGGCGGCCCTTAAGCCGCCGAAAGCTACGGAGGAAGTATGCGAGTAATGCCAGCAAAATCTTAATATGACAAACTTTATAAAAACACTAAACAAAAAACACAAGGAATCCATTAAGGCAATTGAGCAAATGATTGACGTGGAATCCCAAGAACACGATGAATACAGGGCTGCCGCCACGCTTTGCAGGTTTATTTATGATAGCGAAGATAGGTACTTGCTAATCCAAGAAGCTGAAAAGTTTGCTTATTTCTACCAAAACGCAAATGACTTTGAAATTCTGTGCAACAACATATATCACTCATTGACTGATGATGGTGATATTGCATTCGTAAAAGTAAACAGCCATTGTCCGCGCATTATCTTTAGGTCTCGTTGGGACATCAAAATAGAAGATCTTGTATCAAAGCACGAACTCGACATGTATTCTAGGCTTAACGAGTTTAAGAAACAAAAGAGAATACTGCCACTTCACGAAAACAAAATGGTGTTTTTTGATGACGTATACAGCTATATTGCAGCCGTTGAAAAGTACCGCATAGATTTTGAACTTGAAAGCAAGCAGTTTGAGGAATGGAAAAGAAAAATGAGCCATGCTGGAACGATTGAAAACGAGTGATGCGATGGTCGGCCTACCTTGCAAATCAGACATTCAAGTTCTAAATTTCAAGGTAGATTCTGAAATTCAAATTTGTCCTGCTAGAATTGAAATTGACCTGGCCATTTCAAATTCAAATTTGCCCTGCAAAAATCAAAATTCAAATTTGGTTTTACCGAACGGGATTGACTTGGCCAATGAGGTACACGACCTGCGCGATCTTACCGAGCGGTATTGGCGCATCATACAGGCGCAGCATGTACGGATCGCGCTGTTAGAGAACGACTTGCGATGTGCGAGGACTGTGAAGCCCTAGAAGAGGAAGCGGAGTTTTATGCTGCTGAGTGTGCGCGCTGGAAGGCAATGTGCGAGGTGTCACATAAACGGGAAAGGATGTTGGCGCGCCAGCTCGCTACGTTGCTCGAGAGCCTGCGCCGGGTGGCGCGTGAGGCGCGCGGAGTGGGACGGAATTAGCTTGGCAATGGCAAGAGGCCCACGTTAAGGTGACGCACTCTCGCAATTGCGAAGGGGTGATTCTAACGGGTTACCCCGCTTTTTGTTTTAAATACCATTCCCAATCGGCTTCGGTTTTTTGCAGCAACTTAATAGCAGCCTGTACAACCTCTTCGATTGAAGTCTGCCCTGCTCCTGTTAAGTGTCCCCCCATGACTTTCTGTTCTTGCCAAGGGAAAGGCAAAATGCCTCCATGCACGCCGCGGTCGTCTAAGTTGCAATAAACCTGGAACCAGTAAGTAGGCTTCTTTAATCCTTCTTCAGGTCCGCCACGATATTCCCAAAAAACCACTGCGTTTGGGTTGTTTTCCGTTCCAATATTTTTTATACCAGTTATTTCCGTTTTCATGCTTTTGGGAATTTAATGCTGATGTAGCAGCTCTTTCCGGTTGTCTTACGTGCAATACTTAGCGTGATTCGTTCCGCTTGTCTAATGCTTTCAGCGTAAAACTTAAAGGTGCGACTTTTAATCGTAACTGTGTATGTTCCTGATTTCATATGTGTGTTTTGGTTTTGGTTCTGTGTATCTGAAATCAAATTTGTTTTTCTGATTCCAGATTTCAAAATCAAAATAGTATTGGTGAATTCAAAATCAAAATTGGTTTTCTAAATTCAAATTTCAAAAAAGGTTTTTAGCGTAGAGAATCGAAAGCTGAAACCGGCCTGGGCAAGGCGCGATGCGGGTATGGACGCGAATATGGGGGTGAAAAAGCGGCAAAAAAGGGCGCGAATCGGCGCAAAAAGAGCCGAAAAACCTGAAGCGCTGAAGGTTAAAGGAAGCGCGAAGGCAAAGAAAAGCCCCTAGGCGCGAAACCTAGGGGCGTTTGATTAAGCTTCCATGTTGGCGAGCGCGCGCTCTATTTCATCGGATAGCAGCTCTTGATTATACCCATCATAAAGATCCGTCATAGCACAGGCAGCTCCATTTGCATCAGCTCGCCACAAGCGTGACAGAGCCGATTCTAGGCGTTCCGGCAGCGTGTAGGGGACAATGCTATACTCGTGGTCCTCCCAGACCTTGAGGGCATCGTAATGCGCCGACGATGGCGTGCGATAGACTTCTGGCGTCAGTCCTTCTGGGGTTTGGATACGGTAGTACATAAGCTTAGTGCATGCGATAGGTTACAGTCTGAACGTCCTTGGACCAGCATGCACGGCAATCGCCACACTTGTTGCCTTGCGTAGGTGCCGGACACGTTCCGCTTGTGGAGGATACTTCGCTTGTGGTGACGCCTAAGCCCTCTGCTAGGCTATTCGGGCCCGCCTTGTCGACCATATAAGCGGACAAGCGCACAGTGAGATTGGACGGGAATGAGCCGAACAGTTCAACATACTCGCTTACAATCCCATACTCTTTAGTCGGCAACCAAAAGCGAATCTCAGGCAATGCAATGGCAATGCGGACGATTGCCTTGAGTGTTTTGAGCGATTGAAGGTCGCCTGAGTCAAACCAACGAAAGTACCCGCTTTTCTCTGTGTCTCGAATCTTGGCAATCATAGCTGGCACCCATTCGGGCGACTCCATTAGGGCTAAGCGTGCCTGAAGCGTGCGTTGGACGTTAGGCATGCGATAAAAGCCTTTGAGCGCGTAGCATCCGTGACATACAGAGCCTTCGACTTGAGCGAGTTTTGAGCCCGTTTTGCATGCGAGCGCGGGTACGGACCAGCCTTGGCAAGGCATTTTGGAGGGCTGAGATAATGTAATGTTCATATGTTGCTTTTTTGTAGCGTGTTGTGTTGTTGGTTACTTGTTGCGGTTGGATTTGCGGTAGTCGAAATAGACTGACAACCAGAGACTTGCGGTGACGAGTGCGCATCCGCCCATAAGGCAGAAGAGCGCAAGTCGCACGTATGTAGCGTATTCGAGTGAGTTCATGTCGGTAGGATTCATGTCGGTAGGTTGGTTAAGGTTGGACTAACGAGAGCAAACATAGCAGCGCGTGATACGATGGCAACACAAAAGAAAAGAAAAGCGACGATCCTGGTGCGTGCGTGCAGCTCGGAGGATGCACGAGAGGCGCGACCGTGGTACGTGGTGCGCAGTGCGTGCAGCGGAGTCGGTGGGAATACCCTAGTGAAGTGGTAGGGTATGAAATGCGTTACGCCCCTTGGATTGTATACAATCACCGCGCGCCCGCGTCCGCCCCGCCCAGCTCGTGCCGGCAGCTCGTTCCAGCCCGTCAATCGTGGCTCCCCGACCCACAAACCGGCACGTTCGGCACGTCACGCTTGAGCCACCCTTGCAAGCTGTTGCGGTTGAGCGGGTTGGCCATAACATAATACAAACATAGTCATATGGAATGAAGTTTTACTCTGTAAAACCGGCGATAGGGGCGGAGGGGGTTCGACCTGGATATACGACGGCGACGGCGACCCATAGCCCCCCTCAGATTTTTTTTCGCCAACTGGCCCCCTTCGCACTTGCCCTACGCTCGTAGCTTGGCCTAGCCTGCGTGTGGCAGCGTGTGTACATGCTGTGCCGCTGGGAGCAATAGACGTGTTTCTGTGGGGGTACACGTCGAGCGGGCGCCCGGTTAGCTGGCCCGTGTTGGGCGTAAGCTTGCGCTGCCGCTTCTTTTCCTGTACCGTCGCCAGTATTATGACCAAGTACACACTAAGCGAAAAGACTGTTAAGGCGCATCTAGGGAGCGCGTATCGACCATTGTCGTACAAGCTCGACGAGGACTACATCGAGCGTAAGGCCTTCAAGGGCATTCGTCGTATCTACAGGAGCGACCTGCTTGATGGTACGCTGCCGGGTGAAGTGGCCGAGCAAGAGTCGCTTGTGGAAGAGCCGTCACATGTTACGGAACCTCGCTATATTCCGATACATAACGAGTCTATGGAGCAGAGGATCGTGTACTTGTATCCCAACAAGCGGTGGGTACGCACAGACGTCGAGGATATGGTGTTTGTCGGTATGAAGGGGATCAACTTTCGGCAGGGTCAACGTATTTGGGTTAAGAACAAGACGCTATGCATAAGATGACGCTTAAGGACAAGTTGGCGGTATATGACAAGCTTGAGCAGCTTAAGAGTAAGCTTAAGTCGCTTATGTTCGCGTTAAGCGCAGGTTATGTTCTGCATATCGCGCTTAAGTGGTGCTTAAGCCTGGTGAACGCGCAAGAGATGCAGCTTAACACGTTTGAGTTGGCTATACTCTGGATTATCTGTTCTTAATCCAAGTCCAAGTTCTTACTCTCTAGTGATATTCCCCTTCACTAGTGATCTTCCCTTACTCTTGCTCCGTGTTGCCGTTCGCACTAGGCTTCGCCCAGATGCTCACTCTCGCAGCAAGCTGCTCACCGGAGGAGATAAACAATCCGGCAAGGAGAGTTGCGAGTGAGCATAGTACCCCCAAGACTCAGCATTACTGCCTATCTTGGGGGAGTACTATACAAAAATGAGATCAACGATCCGTATAAGTGTCGTCGTTCGTTTCGCAATTACAGTCATGAGTGATGGCTACCCGTTCGGGAAACTCTTGCCCTTCTCGTAGGCGTGACTGTCAGCACTCTGCAACTTTGAAGCCGAAGCAGATGTTTAATCCAGCCCAAGAGGGATGGCTGGAACCATTTAGTCGCTCGTGCGTCCGATGTTTCAGGTGGCGCAGAAGGTACACGGTCGTTATTTGACGACAGAGGGAATATAGAGCATCGTAGTGAAAACGTCAACGTGTATGGATGAAAAAAATCAAGAAATTATCGAAAAGGTCTTAGCCTATAAGCTGGAGGAACATCCTACGCTTCCGTCGCCGAATAAGCGGCAGCGTATGGAGATGATCGAGAACATTGGCCCAGAGAAGGTACTCGACCTGTTCTTGATGCGGGAGAACAAGATTAAGGCGGAACTGAACGACCCCATGCGGTATGGCCATGAGCTGCCGCACTGGCCGGATGCGGATAAGCTGCTAGGCCGCTACAATGAACTGGTCGTCCTTGGCGGAAACAGAAGTGGCAAGACTGAATTTGCCGCCAAGCGTATGGCCCAAGCTTTCATTGGCACTGACCTCAATGGACAGGCGCCGGACTGGGTAAAGGAGCGCCACGGTAAACGGAACATCCGCATCTGGTGCCTGCACACCACCCACATGACCAGCGTCTCCGCCCAGCAGAACGTCTTCTACAAGTACCTGCCGCCTGAGATACGCAACATTAAGCGCACTAACCATACGCAGATCAGCTTTAGCCAAAAGAACGGGTTCAGCGACAATACGGCTGTGTACATGGGCAACCAGATCTGGTTCCTTAACTACGCCCAGGACATTAAAGTCGTCGAAGGTGGCGAAGTGGACTACGTCTGGTGCGATGAACTTGTCCCGCAGAACTGGCTCGAGACACTTCGCTACCGTCTTGTGACTCGGTCCGGCAAGCTCATCGTCACCTTTACGCCGGTGCAAGGCTACACCCAGGTTGTGAAGGAGTACATCAACAGTGCCAAGGTTACGGCTACCCGCAAATCTCCATTGTTACCCAATAACAATGTTCTAACGGTTCCAAGGGGCGAGATGCCCTACCAAGCTGAGAACCTCTACGGACGACACGCCTGCATCTGGTATCATACCGAATTAAACCCGTATAACAACTGGGAGCGCATGAAACAGGAGCTTTCGGGGCGCTCCAGCCACGACATCAAGATCCGCGCTTATGGTTGGGCAGATCAGACGGCTGGCTCCGAGTTTCCGATGTTCGGTGACCATAACCTATGGAAAGGTGACGCTGAAGAGGTCATCCCCGAGGGCAGCAACTACATGGCGATTGATCCAGCAGGAGCGCGTAACTGGTTTATGCTTTGGGCTAGGGTAGACAAGCACGGTATACTGTGGGTCTACCGTGAATGGCCCGATCAAAGCTACGGGGAATGGGCCTTGCCGAGTGACAAGCCCGACGGTCGAGCTGGCCCGGCACAGAAGGCGGGTGCTGGCCGTGGAGTCAACGAGTACACCGAGCTTATCTGGAGCCTCGAGACTGCCGGGGACAAGCGTGAGATGATCGTGGACCGTTGGATTGACCCAAGAACAGCTGGAACCGAGACAATCACTAAAGACGGTGGTGTCACCGTGCTTGATTTACTTAGTCAGGCTGATAATCCGCTCATATTTACGCCTGCCGCAGCTCTGCCAATTGAGGAGCGCGTGCTCTTAATTAATGATCTTTTGTCATGGGACAGAGAAAAACCAATGGAAAAAGGAGTAAACCATCCAAAACTGATGATACATGAGTCTTGTCAGAACTTAATTTACAGTTTAAAGGAATGGACTGGACAAGATGGACAAAAAGGTGCTAGTAAAGATCCTATCGACGCTTTAGGCTATATGGTTGTCATGCAGCCAGCCTATTTTGGCGGCTTAGATTGGGAAAAGCAATCTAAACGAATGTCTATGACAGGAAGTTATTAACATGATCTCACCAGTTGACCCTTTAGCTATTGCTTCTGATACGCCTGACATCGGCGAGCTATTGAGCGAGTACAATCGCTCGATGATTAACTCGTCGCAGGGTAACTTGGTGACGAAGTTTGATAACATCCGTTTTGCTCGGTGGGCAGGACAGACTGATGACGGCAAAAAGCACAGCACTGCGCGTCCCGAGGGTAGTCCGGCATGGCCATTTGAAGGTGCAAGCGACGTTCGCAACAGGCTTATCGACTCTTCCTGTAATGAGTTGTCGGCCTTGCTCGTCACAGCGTTCCAGCGTGCAACCATCCGGGCATCTGGCGTGACGCTTGACGATGCGCCGGTGAGCGGCATTGCAACGAACCTTTTGCACTGGATTCGCGACAGCAAGATGCCGCAGGAGCTTCGTAAAGAGGCCGAGCTTGGGGCGCAGTACGCTTTGCAGTACGGATGGAGCGCGTTCTTTGTAGGTTGGCAACAGAACATCAGTAAGCGTACACAGGAGATTACCGCTGAAGAACTTTTCCAGATGGCTGCGCAGGCACAGGGATCTGTGTTGGCCGAGTTGCCACAGATGATCTTGGACGCTCCAGATCAAGCTGCTGCGATACTTCAAGCTGCGATCCCCGATCTGGATGCGGCGAATGCGAAGCGAATGGTCAACGAGATGGCTACGACCGGCGTAGCGACGTATGACCAAGAGTATGTCAGCCGCAATCTTCCTGAGATCGTTGCGCTCAAGCCCTGGGATGAAATCATCGTCCCGCCGGAGACGGCTGACTTACAGCGATCACGGGTCATCTATCGTAGGACATGGATGTCCGAGGTTGAGTTGCGCGAGAAGATCACCACAGAAGGCTGGGATCCAGATTGGGTTGAACGTGCGCTTCAGCAGATCGGCAAGAGCAGCACCTTCTACAACATCAACCTGCTCCCAACAACAACCATGTTGGTTTACAACGGCGTAAACTACATGAACATGGTGGAGGTTGTTTATGCTTATACGAAGAGTCTCGACGGAAAAGCTCCCGCCATCTACTTCACCGTTTTTTGTCCGCAAGCTGCGTCCAATCGAAAAGAAGATGCAGCCTCGTGGGCTATCCATCAGCGACTTGATTACGCTCACGGCGAATACCCGTTTGTTGAATTCCGTCGTGAACAGTTGCGCCGCGCTATTACTGATACTCGTGGTATACCCGAGTTGGCTAGCACTGATCAAGACGAAGTCAAAGCCCAGCACGATTCGATCCGGGATCATACTGCCTTCTCGACTCTACCTCCCATCAAAGTCGTCAAACGAATTGGTGCCATCAACAAGGTGGGCCCAGGAGTACAGTTGCCTGTCGTAAGCCCTACGGACTACAGCTTCATGGAGCCGCCTGCGCGTGAACCCACGGTGGCGTTTAAGCTCATTGAGCGCGTGGAAGCCAATCACGCTGCGTACTTCGGCACGCTTAATGCGCTTGTGCCGCCGGCCAAGACGCAGATGTTGCAGCAGTTGCTCGTCAATAGCTGGCTCTTAAGCTGGCGTAACATCTACCGGCAGATGTTTGCGTTGTGCTGCCAGTACATGAGCCCGGAAGAGATCCTGCGTGTAACCGGTGGGCAGTTGCCGCAGAGCTTGTCTGAGATACACAACGAGTTCGACCTTAACGTCCGCTTTGACGTGATGGACATGGACAAGGAGTACATCGCGCAGAAGATCGATTTTCTTACGAAGGTTGCCCAACTCGACACGGGCGGCGTGCTTAACAGAACGCGCCTCACTGAGATGATGATCCAAGCTATCGCGCCTGAAATGGCAAGCGAGCTTATCGTCAACCAACAGCAGGCCAGCGTGCAAATGTTCAAGGACGTGCAGAGTGACATCGGCATGATGCTCCTTGGCAACGAGGCGTTGTACCAAGAGAACGACCCAGCTGCACAGACCAAGCTGCAATACGCGCAGCAGGTGCTGCAGTCTAACCCAAAAGCGCAGGCTGCATTGCAGCAGGATGAGAACTTCAAGGCGCTGTTTGAGAACTACGTTAAGAGCCTGCAAATGTCAGTTATGCAGCAGCAAAACGCGCAGATTGGCCGGATTGGTGTAACTCCAGTATCTCAACAATGACGGAAAATCAAAAGGATGCCTTTGGCTTTTCAGGGAAGAACAATACTTGGAGCGAAGTGCTTAAAGTTATCGAGCAGTTGCAAGAACAGCACTGGATGATGGCTATAAGTAAAGACTGCAAGGGAGAAGATAGAATACATTCAGCAGGTCAAGCTGATGGGATTAATCTTACTTTGAGCACGCTCATTGAATTAAGAAAGCAAGCAAGAGAATTAAATGGCTTGACTAATAACGAAGATTTGGCATAACGCCACTAGCGGGCTAACCAGCGTTACTGGTTTGATTATATAAAGGACTTGCTACCTATTAGCATGAACGAAGCACAATCACAGCCTGACGCCGGGAGTCAGGAGGCAGGAACGACACCCGTTGCACAGAAACTCGGTTTGCTAGACCAGCAAAGTCTTAGTGACCTGCTCAAGTCTGGTTTCCTTGACGAGAAGGAGGCGACTCCCGCCAAAGAGGAGCAGGCTGAACCTGAAGTTGACACTGAGGAGCCAATTGTGGACTCGGAAGTGGAAGCTGAGGTGGAAGCCGATCAGCCCATTGAAGAAGCTGAAGCTGAAGAAAGTTCGTTAAGCAAGGGCGTACAGAAGCGCATCAACAAGTTAGTTGCTGCGAAGAAGGCCGCTCAAGCTGAATTGGAAGCGCAAAAGTCGCGTTTGTCTGAACTGCAAAGGGAACTAGAGACTGCAAAGTCTTCGGCCCCGGCAAGACAGGTGGACGTATCCGATGCAGTCGAACGCTTGTCCACCATCGAACAGGTGAAGGAAGAGCGCCAGAGAGCGTTGGATGTCATTTTGTGGTGCGAAGAGAACCCAGATGGAGGAGTAATTACCCTGCCAGATGGAACTGAGAAGGATTTAACCGATCAGGAAGTTCGCAGCATGAAGCGATTGGCGATTCGGCGCAAGGAAATCGAGCTGCCCGCCCGCGAAGAGTACCTGCAACAGCAGACATACGTCGAGGGTGAAGTAGTTAAAGACTTTCCTTGGTGGAGCAAGCCAGAGACTGAGGAGTATCAAACTGCTCAACAGATTCTGCGTGAGTTTCCAGAGCTGAAAAAGCGCAGGGCAGACTGGAAGCATGTTGCTGGATTATTAGTTATGGGAATCAAAGCCTACGGCGAAAAGAAAGCACAGAAGAAACCAACTGCACCGATCAAACGCGCCCCTGCACAGCCGTCTATTAAAGCGGCACCGGCAAGGACGACCCAGACGGACCTTCAGAAAGCCAAGCAATCGTTCATTCGGAACAATTCAAGAGATGGGATGACTGACGTGATTAAAGCAATGGGACTTGTGTAAGTCCTTAACAATCAAACTTAGTTTTACTCTTATTTATGGCTATTCTTACTGAACCCCAACTTAGCGGTCGCGGTCTACGCGAAGACTTGATGGACATGATTGCGCTCGTTGACGCAAAGGACACTCCTTTTACGTCGATGGCTCGCAAAGGCAGCAAGCCCGGAAATATGTACTTCCGCTGGCAGTCTGACTCGCTTCCTACCCCTCAGGTAGGTGGTGTGGTGGACGGCACGGACGTTTCCACCTACGACAACTACGTCGTTGGCTACCGTGCTGAACTCGCAAACTTTGCACAGGTGTTCCGCCGTGCAGTGCGCGTGTCCCGCCTCACTCAGGACATCGCTGATGTCGCAGGTGTGCGTGACGAACTGGCTGACAACGTCAGCAAGGGCATCACTGGCATCAAGCGTGACATGGAAGCGACCTTCACGTCGAACCAGCTCTCGCAGCAGGACAACGGCACGACTCAGGCCTACCGCACTGCTGGTGTGCAGACCTGGATCAGCAACGCTGGTACTGGTACGCCAACTCCCGGAGACATCCCTTCGATTTTCCGTACTCCTACGACCTCGATCCTCACTGGTGCATCCAGCGGGTTGACGGACGCAGGTGTGCAGGGGCTTCTGAAGTCGATCTTCGATCAGACCGGCCACTATACCAGCTTCGACGCCATCGTCGGAACTGACCTGAAGCGTGCTTTCACCGGCCTGCTTGGAACCACGGCTCTGACCACGGTCAGCAACTCCAGCAACACGCTTGCTGCTGGTGCTACCAAGGTGCAGACCTTCCAGCGTGACGCTGCGGCTGACACCTTCATCCAGAGCTTGGACGTGTTCCAGGGCGACTTCGGAACGGTGCGCTTGCATCCTTCCACGTTCATTGGAACTGTGTCCGGCACAACCTGGACGCCTACTCCTTATAAAGGTCTTGTGCTTGACATGAACCTCATCGAGGTTCGCTACGGCGGAAACGTCGCTAACGTCACTGCACTGCCAGATTACGGTGGTGGCCCTGCTCGCTTGATCGAAGCAGTTGCTGGCTTGGTTGTCGGCAACCCGCTCGGCCTCGGGAAATTCGACTACTCCTCCTAGTAGTTGTTGATCGGTGACACCTACCCCGACGCGAAAGCGTTTCTTGAAGTGGTGTGACACTCTGGAGAGACAGAGATTATAGACCTGTCAAGGCTAGTGCGAAGGCATCCTCAAACCGATGGGTCACTTATTGCGACACCTGCCTAGCTAGCACCGGACTAGCCTGAATTGAGATCCTTGGTTAGTGGTGTGACTAGCTGGAGAGACAGCCTCGTCGGCAACGCGACATGAAGCGTTGTGGGGAACGCACCTCTTAGTGGCGTGACACCTCGGAGAGACGGGGACAATTTTACTATGATTACAATCCCTACTGACTTAGTGCCACAGCTTGAGCAAGAGTTGCGTAAAGGCTGGCAAAAGAACCGTATTGAAGCGGAAGTTCAAGCCAAGCAAAACGAAAAGATCAATAAGCAGAAGCACAGGTCAATAGAAGGATTGGGTCAGCTTACGGCAAGGATTCCTCCCACTGCGTATCACTTCTGGGGTCAGAAGCTCGGATACGAGTGCTGGAACGATAAAGCGTTCATGGATGAGTTTTTGCGTGACAATCCCGAGTGTCGAGTCAATAGTGGAGGGACTAAAGAAATCCACGTTGGCTGGACACCAACCAACGTTCGTTCCCGCACCGTTTATCAATGAAGACCGTTCCGTTTAGCGACATTCTTGCTTCTGTCTGCCAACTTGTTGGCTTGGATCGCGTTACGCTAAACGATAAAGCATTTGGAGCAATCCGTGATTTCACTGGGCGCCGGCTTACTGTAATTTGGGACCGCGAGGAGTGGCCAGACGTTCAGCGGTGCATGTACACTTGGCCGGGCATGCCTGTGCAGTCTATTCAGGCCTCTACAAACAAGCTTTCAACGGAAACGGATGAACCGCTTGAGACTGAAGATGCGGAAGATCTTCTTACACAAAACGAGTTAAACACAAACACAACTCGGATTAACTTTGATACAAACTTCAAGCGGGTTTACTTGCAAGACTTCGAGAATGACGCCTACAAAAAAGGCACAATATCAGAATCTTACGTTAAGTTTTTAAACCCATTTTACGGATTCACATATGAATCTGAAGATGTTTTAACTTCTATTGCTGACAACCAGTACAATTTTACCTACCTCACGGCAACTGACGAACTCGGAGAGTACATCACGGCAATTGACATTGAGACTGACTTTACGCAGACAAATTATTTTACATATGCCGGGCCAAACGGGCCACTTACGACAAAGGTGTTGTTTTTAGACAATAGACAGTTGTTGATTCAAATTCCACAGGGATCGCTTCACGGCCTGAATGTGTTCAATAACGACCCAAGGCAGTCAACGAGGTCTATTCCGGTGCAGTTCATTGTGGAAGACTTTGCGGATCAGACGCCCCAGACATTTGGTGATGACTTAAGCTACTTAAGGACATTTCAGGCAGACCGTCAATTTGTGCAGTACAGGCTGGTTCCGCCGCGCATGTTTGGAGTTAAGTACGACCCAATTGTGAATTACACTGCTGGGTCGCAGGTTTATTTTGATATTGCTCAAAACTCAGGAAGTTACGCGGCAGAAGACAAGACCAAGGCAAGCAACGGCAACTTTTTCTTTGCCAACACAAACGTCACTGCCGGAGTAACACCATCAAGCCAGACATCTGAGATCTGGAAGATTCTTGAGATTCCAGCTAGGTTTCGTGACTACTTGGCAAACTCGGTGTCTGCTGACTTCCTCAAGTCTGAAGGCCGTGCAGAAGAGGCTGTGCTGTTTGAGCAGTTAGCTGAAGCGGCAATTCAGCAGCAGATTGATGTTCTTGTTCGCCAGCAGGGCCAAGTTCAAAAGTTAGACATGGTGTACACTTACTAGCATGATCACTCAATTCATCAGAAAGCGGAACATCAATCCTGCGCTTGACGTAAACAAAAACTTTGCCCGAGTTCAAGTGAGAGGTAACTCTAAGACATTTGCGTTTAAGAAAGTAGATGTTCCTGCAAGTGCTCGCATCTTGACACAAACAAATGATTTTCTTAATACTGAAGCTAGTCAGCGCATTAACATTGGTTAACTCATGAGCATTAGAATTTCCAACCTTGAAGCAGCCGTTTCAGTAAGCGATGCTGACATCATTCCAATCGTCCAGAATGGCACAACCAAGAAGGCTGATGTTAGCCTAATCCGGCCTGCGAGTGGCGTTACTGCTGGAACCTACGGGGCTGCGGGTCAAATCCCTCAACTTACCGTAGACACAAAAGGACGCATTACGAGCGCAGCCAATATTTCACTTAGTCCATTAAGCAACCCAACCATCAACGGTTATGTTGAAGGTAATACTAATCTTGGCACTGTTGGAGCATCTCAGACATTAGACATTTCCAGCAGCACGGTTCTTATTGCTACACTTACGGTGGCAACAGCCACAACATTCACAATGCCAGCCCCCGCGCCCGGAAAAGCGTTTACATTGTATCTTAAGCAGCCTGCATCCGGGGCTGTTGGGTCAGCTACGTTTACTGGCGTAAAATGGCAGAATAACATTGCCCCTGTTATTACACAGTTCAATGGCACGCTGGATATTCTTCCGTTTGTCTCCGATGGAGTTAACTGGTACGGATCCTCAGTTCAAAACTTCGTATACTAAGTCGCTATGCCTGACATTAAAATCTCTCAACTTCCCGTAGCCAGCATAGTC